GAGGCCATTCAACTCGCTATGGCCTCCGGCGAGGAATACGCGGCGTCCCCGATCCTCGAGGCAACTACCTCCGGCCACGGTATCGGCAAGTCCGCGCTCGTCGCGTGGATCATTGACTGGGCCATGTCCACCGAGGTCGACTGCCGTGGGCGCGTCACCGCGAATACCGAGACTCAGCTGAAGGTGACTACGTGGGCAGAACTAGCGAAGTGGCACCGCCTCTCCATCACCTCCGAGCTGTTCAAAATGACAGCGACCTCCCGCTTCTCGATCGACCCGCTGCACGAGAAAACGTGGCGGGTGGATATGGTTCCGTGGAGTGCAAAGAACAGCGCCGCCTTCGCCGGTCTCCACAACCACGGCAAGCGCATCCTTCTCGTGTTCGACGAGGCGTCCGAGATCGACGACATCATCTGGGAAGTCGCCGAGGGCGCAATGACCGACGCCAACACCCAGATTATCTGGTGTGTGTTCGGCAACCCGACGAAAAACTCAGGCCGGTTCAGCGAGTGTTTTGCGGGCGGTCGGTTCGAACACCGCTGGAAATCGCGTGCGATCGACTCCCGCACAGTTAAGATCAGCAACAAAGTGCAGCTGCAGGCCTGGGTCGACGACTACGGCGAGGACCATGACTTCGTTCGCGTTCGCGTTCGCGGCGTGTTCCCTCGTGTCGACGCCGTTTCCTACATCGCCCTCAGCGACGTGCAGGACGCCCAGTGCCGCAATCCAGAGGGGAACGAACACCTCCCTGTTATCGGCTCCCTCGACGTTGCCCGCTACGGTCCCGACAGTTCGGTCATGGCGTTCCGTCAAGGCAGGGATGCGGTGTCTCGTCCGTGGCAGCGAGTGCAAGGGCAAAGCACGGTCGCCGTTGCCCGCTGGGCGTTCGAGCAATACATGCGGAATAACTGCTCCGCGCTGGTCGTCGACGCCGGAGGTATCGGCGGGGGAGTGTTCGACCAACTCGAGTTGATGCAGATCAACGTCTACGCGGTCGACTTTTCCTCCTCCCCGGACAACGAGAGTCAGGAAAAATACCTCAACAAGCGGGCCGAGATGTATGGCCGATTGCGGGTTTGGCTCAAGAAGGGTGGATGCCTTCCCCCTGACGACAAGAAGATGGACAACAAAGGGCTGTCCGCACAACTTACCGCCGCCACCTACACTTTTTCCGGCGACGTTAAGCTGCAGCTGGAGAGCAAGAAAGACCTCCGTCGCCGTCTCGGTATTTCCCCGGACGACGCGGACGCCATCGCAATCAGCTTCGCCTTCCCCTATCTGGAGGAGGCTTTTGCCGCCCCAAGTTCCGAGGAGATGGAACTCGAAGCAGAACACTACGACGAGGGTAACCCCTACGCTGCCGTGACTAAATCCAAGTTCAACCCAACACAGGTATCGAGATGAAAAAGCCGAAAGTCGAAAAGATTAACCTTCCATATGCCTCGTCCGTCGCCAGCTTCTTCGGCGACCAAGGTGGGATGCAGGGTAATTCCTTCCTTGGCCGACTGTTCAAGGGGGGTGGGCGACCACAGCAGTCCAACACAATGACGGCGCCGCCAGCTGCAACCACCAGAATTGCGCCGACCGTTCGGCCGGGAAGGTATAACTGATGGAGGAAAAACAGCTTCACGAGCTCTGCAAGAAAAGCCGAGACACGCTTCAGGTTGCGAAGATGGAGCAGCAGAAGTGGCTCCCGATGTGGCGGAAACTCAACCAGAGTTTCTACCCATTCCTTTACAACCAACTCCTGTCGACGACCGCAATGTCGTCGCAGGAACCTGACCGGATCGTGAACCCGCACCTTCTCGACGGGGAGCCCGCGCTTGCCCTCCTCGTCCTGAGCGCCGGGTTCATGAACGGCGTTACCTCCCCCGCGCGTAAGTGGGTGAACATCAAGAGGCCCGGCACGAAACCGTATGAGGAAGGGGATGAAGGTAACTCTATCGCCCACTCCGAAATCCGGACAAAAATCCTTGAGACCCTGGCCGGGACGAACTACTACGACACTCGCGCGGAACAGGTCTACGACGCTTGCGGTCTCGGCACGAGCGCTATCCTCTGCTACGAGGATCGTGACCTGATCTGCACGTTCACGCTGTGTCCGCCCGGCAGCTACCACCTCACCACCGACGCCTCCAACAACATCATCAAGTTCTCCCGCGAGATGCGGATGAAGGCGTCCGACCTGTTGAAGGAGTTCGGGGAAGCGGCGTTGCCGAAGGAGATCGTAACGAAGGCGAAAGCTGGTGGCGCACAGTCGCGGGCAGAATACGTGGTGTGCCACCTGATCGAAGCGAACGAACAGGACGGCCTTCTGCAAACGAACCAACCCTTCCGGGAGCTGTATTGGTTCGCGGCCAACATCACAGGGGCTCCGGCCTACTTGGCTCGTCGCCCGCTCTACGAGTGGCCGGTGGCTGTGCTTCGTTGGAGCTGCCCGGACAACTCGACCTACGGCGTCCCACCCACCCTGTCGATCCACGGCAAGGCTATCCAACTCCAGAACCTGGAATACAAATCCGACCAGGGTCTGGACAAGATGATCTCGCCGCCGATGCTGGCGCACACCTCGTTGCGGAACCGCCCGAAAGCGTTCAGCGCCAACGGCATCACCTACACATCTGACCTGCGGGAGAACGGTGGCGCTCGCCCACTCTACCAGACCCAGATGCCTTTCCAGGAAATTGAGGTCAAACGCCAACGCATTGTTCAGGCTATCAAGGACGGCCTCTACAACTACCTGTTCGACATGATTTCCCAACTCGACACCGTGCGTAGTGCGACGGAAATTGACGCTCGGCGCGAGGAAAAGATGGTTGTGCTGGGGCCGGTGCTTCACCGCAGCTACCTCGACGACATCGGCGTGATCGTCAAGCGGGTGTTCGGTATCCTGTCGCGGAAGAAGCTGGTGCCGGAACTCGGCAAGGGCGAGGGGGCGGAGATCGAGTTCTCCAACATCCTCTCCGACGTGCAGAAGGCGTCTGACGTCGCCACCATCGAGCGGTTCGTTGGGTTCGTCGGTCAAGTTATTCCTGCGTGGCCGGAAGCGCAAGCCAAGGTCAACATCATGGATATCCTCAAGCAATACGCTGAGGGTCTTGGTGTCCGTCCAACCGTCCTCAACAAAGACGAGGAAGTGCAAGCGGCTGTCGCCCCACAGAACGAGATGCAGCAACTGCAACAGACTTCCGAGGTGGCCAAGAACTTCGGGGCCGCTGCACAGGGGCTGGGCAATGTTGATGTAGGGGGAGGCTTAAATGCGGTCCAAAGCCTCTTGGGATAAGGTGTTGACGGTAAGGCGCGGGCATGTTAAGCTCGGGTATGGAGGCACGTAAAGTATGGTTGATACCTCAGAGAACGCGGAACGGAAAAAGCTCGACTTCGAGGCTCGCTTGCAGTTCGCTGTGAGAGCCATCGAAGCGGACAGTAACCTCCGCGCTCTCGTCCGCGCTTTCCTTTCGACCTGCAATGTAATGCCCCCAGCAGGGGTATTCGACCCGAACCCGGTCCAGAACGCCTACAACCAAGGCTTCCAAGCTGCCGGACTCGAGTTTGCGGCAATGTTAACCTCGGTGGAGCCCCGTCTCGTGCCCACCCTCATGCTCGAGGAGCTGACCCCAGATGCTGATGAAGAATGATCCCAAGAAATTTTGGCTCGCCCTACTCCGTAACACGGGGGAAGGTGGAGGCGGCGGAGCTGTCACTGGTGGTGAGACGGGGACTGGTGATGGTGAGGGAGCGGCGGCTGTCGTTGCTGGCGAAAGTGCTGCTGCTCCCGCTCCCGCCCAAACTTTCCTGAACGCCGCTGGCCAACCGGCTGAGCCACCGAAGGAAGGGGAAGTGAAAGCGGAGGGGGAGGCGCCTGTCGCCGAAGCCCCCGCTGCGTTCGACCTTGCTGCCATCACCCTCCCCGAGGGCGTCACCCTCGACGAGGAAGTTGGGAAAAGTTTCGCCGAAATTCTCGGCAATGCGGAGTTGTCGCCGCAGGAGCGCGGACAATCCTTGCTCGACCTGCACACGAAGGCGCTCACCGAGACGGCGGGAGCCGTGCAGAAACAGATGCAGGAGGCCAACGTGGCAGCCTGGACCCAAGCGAACGAACAGTGGCGCGCCGCGATTAAGGAGCTGCCCGAGTTCAAAAACAATCCCGACGCGGAGGCCGGCAAGATCATGCAAGTCCTCAAAGGTCACGGGGCTGGCGAAGAGTTCTTCGCCGCACTCGACCTTACCGGCGCGGGCAACAACCCTGCAATTCTGCAGGTTCTACACCGTCTTGCGCAACCCTTCTTTGAGGGTGGGGCTGTAAGCGGTAACGGCAAGGCGGTGTCAACCAAGAGATTGGGCGACAACATCTACACCTCAACGACCAAACCCTAACAGGAGTTACCTGAACAATGTTGTTCCCTGACGTTCCCTTCAACCCGACGCTTTCGG